TCTGAGCGTTGTGTTTGTACCTTGGGTGCTAACAACTTCGTATTGTTCAGATACGGATCTTAATTCTAAATTATGGAGGGGCCAATTGGCTCCTCCTTTAACCTTTAAAACAAACAAGACAATGGCAAAGAAACAAATGGATCCAGGACCTAAAAAAAAGATAGGAGCATTCAAACAAGAATATCGTGTTGATAAATCAACAGGAAAGAAAGCACAAGTTATGCCTACTAGTATTCAAAAATCTAAAGGACCATCCGTAGGAAGCGGTAATCCTTTTGCGGGACCATCTAAACCTAGAAAAAGTGCATATAGTGAAGCAGCTCAAAAAAGAATGAAGGCTGAAGCTGAAGGTACTTTTAGACCAATTTATACTTCCGCAAGTATGACTAGAGTACTTCCTGAAATGACTGGTAAACTTACAGTAAAGGCTCCTGTAAAAAAACCTTCAATAAAGAAGAAGAAGTAATAATTAGTTAAATGAGTTGACATTTAAACAAATAAAGCAATGGCAATCATGTTTGGTCCTGGTAAAGGAAAAAAGAAAGAGGCTTCAAAACCATTAAAAGTTTTATCTAAAGCAGGGCAAATGACTGCTGCGCCGCCTGGATACAAGTTGGGTTTACTTAGAAATGCGGAGCATACTAAGAACCCAACAAAAACGGTTACAATGGGGACTGGTCCTGTAGCACCAAGTTATACTCGACAACAGGGTATTATTGGGCCTGTTCCTGTAGGAAAGGATGTAAAAGCAGCAGCAGCTCCAGCAAAGAAGAAAGGTCCTTCTGCTGTTGGTAAAGCAATAGCTAAAACTAAAACTTCTATTGAAATGGCTTCTAGAAAAAGAATAGCTAATTCTTCATATAGAGGTATGGGCAGAGGCTCTAGAGGTGGTGGAGGTAAAAGCTGCGCTGCTTACAGGTAATAATAGTAATTAATTAAAGGGAGTCGGTTTTGGCTCCCTACATTTTAAATTTAATCAAATGAAAAAGACATCAACAAATTCCGACAAAGTTTATAAGTTAAAAGGAGAGTCTGCTCCTTTATCTTTCACACTACCATCAAGAAATACAAGAAGATATGCTCTTCTTTATTTTGATGAAGAAAAAAATGTTAACAGACCATTGAGGTATGCTATCAATCAAAAGTCTCCATTCGAAGACGAACAAGATGGCAATGCAATTTTAGAACCAATCATTTTTGAGAATGGGTTCTTAAGAGTTCCAAAGAACAATCCAGTACTACAGCAGTTTCTTCACTACCATCCATTAAATGGTAAATCATTTATTGAGGTAGACCATGAGAAGGATGCCAATAAGGAAGTAGAAAGACTTACTTCTGAAGTGGATGCACTAGTAGAAGCACGTAAGCTTTCAATAGATCAACTAGAGACATTATCAAGAGTTATCTTCGGTAAGGACCCTAATAGATTTACTACTGCTGAGTTGAAGCGTGATATGTTGATTTATGCAAAGAGAGATCCAAAAGGATTTATGAATGCTCTTTCTGATCCATCACTTAGACTTCAGTCAGATGTGTACGTATTCTTTGAACAAAAATTACTTTCATTTAGAAATGGACAGAAAGAAGTTTGGTTGAACCTACCTTCCACTAAGCGTAAATTGCTTACTATTCCATTTGGACAAGACCCATACTTTACTGTTGCTGAATTTTTCAAGACAGATGATGGAGTTGAAGTTTTGAAAGTATTAGAAAATAACTTAGATTTGTAATGTTATTTGACTTTTCATAGATAGATGATTAAAAATGGGGGTGTAATAACACCCTCTTTTTTTTGTTTATATTTGTAAAAAGACTTACAATGATAAACTCCGTAAGAAATACCGTATTGGCAATTCTCAACAAGAACAATTACGGATACATCTCTCCTTCTGATTTCAACCTGTTTGCCAAGCAGGCGCAGCTAGAGATATTTGAAGAGTATTTCTCACAGTATAATAACCTAGTAAATAAAGAGAATGCTCGTATATCTGGTACAGATTATGCTGATTTAAAGAAGGCTACAGAAGAGGCGATGGAAGTATTTTCTATTACATCTACTCTTACTCAGGTAGCTCCTGGAGCAAATAGATTTTATTTACCATCACTTGCAACAACTGGGTATGACTTTTTTATGATTGTTAAAGTACTCTGTTATAATGCATCAGTATCTCCAAGAGTATTTAAAGGAGAGGCAGAGAAGGTTACACACAGTAGGATTACTATGTTAGCAAATTCTAATCTAACTGCCCCTACCGAAACATACCCTGCTTATACTCAAGATGGAAATATTTTGACTGTGTATCCATCAACTATAAATTTAGCTAATGAGGTGGATGCCAATTACTTTAGGTATCCTCTTGATCCAAAGTGGACTTATGTTACACTAACAAATGGAGAGCCTGTATTTGATCAGTCACAACCTGATTATCAGGACTTTGAAGTACCAATTGAAGATGAGTACAAACTAGTATCAAAGATTTTACAGTATGCAGGTGTGTCTATTCGTGAAATTCAAGTTGCTCAGTTTGCTGCTGCTGAAGAACAAAAACAATCTGAATAATCATGGCATATATCAGTCAGTATCAGTACTATGAAAATGGAGGCAATCAGCCTGCAAATGCTAACTGGGGATCTTACCAGTATGTAAGTCTTCAGGATATTGTGAATAACTTTATCCTTATGTATTCAGGTAACCATTCTTTGGTTAACAATGAGGAGAGGTATAAGATTCTATTCCATGCAAAGAGAGCTATTCAGGAATTGAACTACGATGCATTTAAAGAGATAAAGGTATTAGAACTAACTGTGGATGATACACTTAGATTTATATTGCCATCTGATTACGTTAACTGGGTTAGAGTAAACCTTTATAAGGATGGTTACTTGAGACCACTAACTGAGAACATACAGGTGTTATCTTCTCTTGCATACTTGCAGGACCAGACAGGAAAGATTTTATTTGATCAGAATGGTAATGCATTGTCACCAGAGTTTTCTCAGATTGATTTGCAGAGACTTGAAGGAACAAAGAAGAGTATATATCTAAACCCAGATAGCCGTTACAATGGTGAATATGGATGGGACTTGGGTGATGGGAACTGGTACTTTGAGTATGGATTAGGTGAGCGTTATGGTTTAAATACTGAGACTGCTAACTTCAATCCTACATTTAATATTGACAAGAAGTCTGGTGTAATTAACTTTAACTCAGACATGTACGGTCAGTCAGTTATACTTGAGTACATATCAGATGGTATGGAAAATGGGGATGACTCAAAAGTAAGTGTCAATAAATTATTTGAAAAGTATATTTATGCGTACATTCAATACGAAATACTGAATGCCAAGTTGGGTGTACAGGAATACATTGTTGCTAGAGCTAGAAGAGAGAAGTCTGCTCTGTTAAGAAATGCTAAGATAAGAATCAGTAACATTCACCCAGGCAGGTTGCTCATGAACCTTCGTGGCATGGACAAGTGGTTGAAGTAATATGGCTAATATAACTAGGAATTTCATATCTGGAAGAATGAATAAAGTCGTTGATGAACGACTTATTCCTGACGGAGAGTATGTTGATGCTCTTAACGTCCGTATGGGTTCTACTGAAAATGCTGAGATTGGTGTAATAGAGAACAGTAAAGGTAACTCAAAGATTACTGAGTTAAAGTATATCAATGGGACTGCTCTTAGTTCATCTGCCAAATGCATAGGTACAATTACGGATAGTATGAATGAAACCATCTATTGGTTTGTTCATGACCCAAACTTTGCTGTAGGTGCAACAGGTAAGCTTGATATGATTGTATCATTCAATGTTTACACAAATATCCTTACCTATCATGTTGTAAGTATTAATGACGGAGGTGGTGTAGATACCACATTAAACTTTGATCCTAAGTATCTTATTACTGGTGTAGACATCATAGACAATTTTCTTTTTTTCACTGATGATTATAATCCACCTAGAGTAATAGATAGATTTAAAAGCTATGCTGTTCCTGTTAGTAACATTGATCAGTTTAGTGCTGAGTCTTTGCTTGTTATAAAGAAGCCACCAGTAGAGGCACCAACTGTTCAGTTGTTAAATACTGGACAGCAAGAGAACTTTCTTGAGGATCGTTTTATTTGCTTTGCTTATAGATACCAGTATGAGGGTGGGGAGTACTCCGCAATATCTCAATGGTCAGCTCCAGCATTCCAACCAAATCCTTTTGACTTTAGCATCAATAGCTACCTTAATGAGGGAATGGTTAACCTTTACAATACGGCTGAAATAACATACAATACTGGTGGGCCATTGGTAAAAGGGATTGACTTGTTGTTCAAAGAGACAACTTCAAATGTTATTAAAGTTATTGAGAAGCTAAACAAGGCTGACCTTGGAATAGTTGACAACACATACAGGACTTACACATTTACAAATAGTAAAATATTTACAATACTACCTGAGTCAGAACTACTTAGGCTATATGACAATGTCCCTCTACTTGCAAAAGCACAAACCATTATGGGCAATAGACTCATGTATGGCAACTATGTTGAGGGATATGACATGGTTGATAGTAATGGTAGACCAGTTGATTTAAGTTACTCTGCTGATTTAATTTCTGAAAGCATTGGTGTTGAACAATTACCATATACTCTTGGTCAGGGAACTTATACTTTTGGATTTTCTCAAACTATTAATGACTCAGTTGCATACATTGATTTATTGTCTGTTGAGTTAATTGAAGGGGCTTCTATTACTGTTGAGCTTAGGTTTGATCATGATTCTTTTGATGGAGATACTCCATTCCCTACAGAAACAACTGATAATATTTCAATTACGTTTTCATTTACTTTACCTACAAGTTATAACTCCGTATACGAGCTTGCAACTAGCGTAGAGTTTCAAAATGCAGTAGGTGATATAGGCAATATACAGCCAGTAGCTACCTCATGTAATGGCACAACACTTACTGATCAATCTAACTGTGCTCTTCCAAATAACTTGGATGCACTTATTAAGTACCAAAGTGGTATCAGTACATATGGTCAAGGTATAGGAATAATTACATCTCCTGCTAGTTCATCAATTGGTTTTCAGTTGTTGACAATGAGATATGTGGACAACACAACTACTCCTACATTTAATGTGTACGAGTATTATGGTATATCTTATGTTGAAGCTTTCTATCAGAAGTCAAACACTTCACGAAGCTTGCATAGTAATCGTGGATACGAGATTGGTATTGTGTATATGGATGACTTTAATAGATCAACAACTGCGTTGGTTAGTCCAAACAATACTGTAAATGTTCCTTGTTCAGCATCTGATACAAAGAACTCAATACAAGTAACAATACCTATTACTCAGAGACCACCATACTGGGCTACAAGATATAAGTTTGTAATTAAGCCAGATGAGGAGAACTACGATACGATTTATAGCAGCATATACTTCAACGATCCTCTAACTAACAATTCATACTTTCTTTTAGAAGGAGAGAATGCTAGAAAGGTAGAACAAGGAGATAGACTTATTGTAAAGGCAGATACTAGTGGGCCAACAAATACTTGTACATATGCTACTGTACTTGAGAAGGAAGCAAAGGCTTCTGACTTTATTCAGATACCAAGTGAACTAGATCCTAACGTTGACATCCCTGTTCCTTCAGGTGTTTACATGAAGATTAATCCTAACAACTTTTCAGTTGTTGTGGATGAGCTTGCTTTGATTGCTCCTGGTACTATTGAGGTTGAAGAGAATAACCCTGGAGATTACCCTGTATTACAGTATCCAATGAATAGATATGATTCAGTATCTTCTTCATGGGTAGATTATGATGTCCCTGCTGGTAGCCGTATCAGGATGAAGATTGAGTTTGAAAGGCTTGGAGCTGGTCAAGGTAATGGTGATAACTGTGGAAGACGTATATATACTTTTGAGAAAGAATTCATTGCATCTGAATCATATAACAATATGAAGGATTGGTGGGATGGAGACAATGTAGCTCAAGTATTAGATGATGGTACATCTGAGTTAGGAGCAGGTCAGCCTCCTATTGAAAACGTTTATGATGATTCGCTTGCAACTGGATCTATATCTACCGCTATACCATCTATTGATAATGAAACTAAAAACTATTATAGATTCTATCAATACCCAAGTACTCCTGGGCCAAACAAAGACAAGGTTGTTCTTTTAATATCTGGAACAATTAGATGTAGTGGTGTCACACAAAAGAAGAAAAGAAGATCAACTGTTACTGCAACGTTTGAAGTATTCAGAGCGGATACAACATTGATATTTGAAACTGAACCATCAAATGCATTACCAGATGTATTCTTCGAGAATGAATTATCATTCCCTATAGTTAATGGTTTCCATACTGGTAACGTTCAAAACCAAACAGCAGGTCAACCAGCAATAATAGATACTAACTTCTTTAACTGCTTCTGCTTTGGCAATGGAGCTGAGAGTTATAAGATACGTGATTCAATTGTAGGGAGAACATTTAATTTAGGTACAAGAGTCACCTCAGTATCTGCTCAAGACTACAAGAGAGTTAGAAGGTTTGCCGACATCACTTACAGTGGTGTGTATAACTTTGAGACCAATGTTAATAAGCTAAATGAATTTAACCTTGGCTTAGTTAACTATAAGTACCTAGAGGTTTCTTTTGGACCAATCTACATACTTGATGGTAGGGAGACAGACATCTTAGTACTACAGGAAGACAAGATATCCTATGTGCTTGCTAGTAAGAATCTAATTTCTGATTCAGCAGGAGGGGGTGCGATAGCTTCTGTACCTGAGATACTTGGTACACAGATAGCTAGACTAGAAGAGTTTGGAATTAGCTTTAATCCAGAGAGTTACGTTAAGTGGGGATACGATAGGTTCTTTACTGATGTAAAGCGTGGTGCTGTTCTACAATTGAAAGGAGACCAACTTATAGTCATCTCAGAGATGGGTATGAGAACATGGTTTAGAGATACGTTTATAGACTTATTTAATACTCAAAAGCTAGGTGGATATGATCCTTACCTTAATGAGTATGTTCTATCAATAAATGATGATCCGCTTCCTCAAGAAGCTGATTGCATTAACTGTGGTATACAGCAAACATTTACCATAGCTGCTGGGAACAGTGTTTCTTATTGTGTTGACTTGAATCAGCCAGTAGGCAATGCTACTGTTCTATATAGCGTACCTCCTTCATCTACTGCTAACTTTGAGGTAGAGGTGACATATAATGCAGTCACTGTTTCATCTGGTGTTGTATCAACATCTGGATCACTTGTATTTAACAAGAGCTCAAATTCTGTTAATGTTGCTACAGTTACAATAACAGCTACTAACAATGTAGTTATCACTGTGAATCCTAAGTGTCCTACAACATCTAACCTTACTGTTGTAAGAGTTACGTTGACTAGTGTAGTGGATGCTGGTAAGTTTATTCACAATGAATACAGATACACTGATGGACCATTTATTTCACCAGTACAATCTACTTTAGTTACGTTCGCTACAGGAGCATCTAGCCCAATAGTATCTCAGTTTACATCAGTTACTGGTGCTGAAGGAACTTCTGGTATACCTACATCTGGATCATCTGTTCAAATGAGATACAACAAAATTGGATTTGATAATTTTAATTTTGATATATCATCAGATAAATTCAGATATTTACGTAGTAATACGGTGTATGGAAATAACCCAGTTGATATAGCAGCACTTGTTGCGGCTTCAACTAACGTTACTCCTGTGACTGGTTCAGGATCATTCTACTCTGGAGCGTTTACTGTTCCAAGTGGTGGTCAATACCTTTACTTAATTTGGGATTATAGAAACTCACTTCCACTTCAGCTTTGCTATTCAAACATAAATGAATTCGATGCTTGCTGTGAATGTTAATTAACTATGGCTACACAAGCTACATATTATCTAGATGCACCATCACTTGGCTCTGCTACTGTGGTGTATTCTAATTCAACGCTTACTACCGTTGCCCCAAATGGATACTATTCAGATGGAGTAATAGTAAGAGAGCAGGTGTCTGGGGTATTATTACCTCAAGTTATTTGCCCATCATGCTCAGTTAGTTGCAATGCTACTATATCTGAAAGTGGTGCCCAAGGTATATACTATTTGAGTGTGAACTTGGGGAATGCCACTGGAGCTGTTGTTGTTGAATTTAATCCACAAAGTGTACCAGATGGTATAGTAGCTGTGTTCAATAGCGTAACATATAATGGTGTATCATCGCCATCATTTGGATGGCTACAAGGTACAGCTGGGTTGCCTACATACATAGGGAACTCTGCTAATGATTGTGGTATAGTTTCAGGATCACCATATACGCTTAATGAATTTGGTTATGATGGAACGGACTTCTATAGTTTTGGTACAACTCAATCAGTAAGTGTTGTAGCAGGACAGATGGATTTAACTGCTGGAAATCCAGGGGCATGTATAATGGTGATACCAAAGACTACTGCTTCTCCATCAGTGTTAAACATTTCAATTATTGGTGCATGCGTATCAACTATTTTTGATTTGAATTTATCTTGTCCAGCTCCTTTAACTTCATTTAGTTCAAGTACTGTAAATGCAAGTAGCTCTGCTGCTTGTTCAGATACCATAGACCAGACCTATTATGTAGCTCATGTAAATGGATCAGGTGGTACGCTTGGTCTATACGATTTGGTGTTTAGTGATTCAAATGGACAATTCAAACTTGCTGCTGGGTTTTATCAAACAAACGATGCAGGAACAGATGAGTGGTATGAAGTTGATGCTAATGGTGTAATTGTATCATTTGGTGACTGCTTGTATTCTCAATTCACAGTTTACTTTGATATAACAACAGCTCCTAATACATATGGATGGGCTAGTTCACTAGCTGCTTGTGCAGGTACAGGAACTCCATTGACCGTATATATCGTAGGAACAGAAGCATCATTGTATGATGTGTTCCTTGCAGGTAAAGTGCTATATACAGACGCAGGACTTACTACGCCACTAGATGGGAATAACACATGGTTTAAAACTGTATCTGCTCCAGCATTAGGAGAATCATTCCTATTAGATGGAGTAGGTGTAATATCAAACTGGGGAGGACCTTGTTAACATATGGACTACACATTATCATATAGCGAATCGAGTCAAGGATGGCCATCATTCTACTCTTTCATTCCTGAGTACATGATAGGGATGAATAACTATTTCTATAGTTTTAAAGGTGGGAATCTTTACAGACACAATGTGAATAACACTAGGAATAATTTCTATGGAGTTCAGTATACATCTAGAATAATTAGTGTATTCAATGATGGTCCGCTAGAAAACAAGTTATTCAAGACTTTGAATCTAGAAGGAGATGCATCTTGGTCTGCTTTAATGGAGACAGATATACAAACATCTGGATTTATAAATGCGGCATGGTTTGAGAAAAAGGAAGCATCATGGTTTGCATTTGTTCGCAATTCTGGAACTGTACCTGCCAATCCATCTGAGTATGCATTAAGGTCAGTGAATGGTATAGGAAGAAGCACAACAGTTACAGGATCTGGATCAACGGTAAATGTTAACTTTGCAATTAGTCCTACACCAATAAGTATAGGCAGTATAGTAAGTATCGGTGATTATCTATACTACTCATTACCACCAAGTTACAATTCACCAGTGCTTTGTGGTAGAATTACAAACATTGTGGTTGACTATCCATTAGGAGTAAATAGACTTGTGGTGGATACAACAATAACTGGAGGTGGTGTACCACCAATAGGCACACCATACTTTATGTATATTAAGGGGTCAGTAGCAGAATCTCATGGTGTTCTAGGTCACTATTGTTTGTTTACACTAGAGAACAACAGCACATCTAAGGTTGAGCTATTTGCAGTTGAGTCATAAGTTCTCTTGGTAGCGCAGGAGCATCATTTACTCAGGCTGGCAAACAGGCAAGAATGGCTAAAAAAGCAAAGGCAGAAGCAGAACGTGCGTTTGCTGAGGCAAAGAAAAATCTTCAAGTAAATTTCTATGAGCAACTTGGTATACAAAGAGAAGCTTATGAACTGGAGCGTGAAGCAATGTTGTCTGCTGGGGCACAAGCTATTCAAGCTGGAGTAGAGAGTGAGAGAGGAGCAGCAGCTACAGCAGGAAGAGTTCAACTTGCACAACAGCAGGGACAAAGAGAAATTGCTGGAGCTATGGCCAAAGAACTTTTTGGTCTTGAAGCAGCTACTGCTGAAGAGGAATCAAGGCTTGCAACTCAGAGAGCATCCCTTGATTTAGCACAAGCTGAGGGATCTCAAAATGCACAGGCAATAGCACAGGCAGCACAGGCAGCAGGTATATCTGGTGGATTTCAGGGACTAACTAGTGCGGCTCAACAATTTATTCAAGGCGCACAATTATATAAGTCAGCAGAAGGTAAGAGAGAGTTGGATAGATTGAAAAAAGAATATGAAAGAGCTGCGTCAGATAATATTTTAGGTAGTAAATTTAAAGATCCTACTACAGGTCAAGCACTTCCATTTGATGTTGCTATATCAAGAACCAGAGTTGTTAAGGTCAATAAGAGAAGGTGCATTTACAGCAGGGGGGACTGGGTTCAGAGAAGATATTACTGCTTCTAACCCAGCCTCTAGACAGAGCTTAAATCAGTTGAAGAATTTCCAAATGCAATCATTCGCTCCAAAATTTACTCCTCTGGATCAAATAAATTATTTTAGTCTTAATCCTTTTACAGTTTCAGGAAAATAAAGAATGGAGACTTACTACAAATACGCTGAAAGGCAAGCAGATAGTTTTGTTAACTGGGCAGAGATTGGTAAGAATCTTACTGACATGCTTCAGAAAGAATTCCAAATTCGTGAACAGAAGAAGGCTGCCATTGATCAAGCTACTAGAGAAAGCTTAAAGGAATTATCTAATCAACCAACTGGACAGCATGAAGGTCTAAATGCATGGTCTTTAAAGTATGCTGACGAAGCAAGAGAAGCTATCCTTTTGCAAGATAGATTATTGAAGAAAGGAATTCTAAAGCTAAAAGATTATACCATAATGAGACAGAATCTCAATGATGGTACAGATGAGTTGTATTCAGCTATAAAAGGATATCAAGAGATATTTAAAACTAATTTCCTTAAAAAGATTCAGGATACAAAGTTTGATTACTTTGATTCATTCGCAAGAGCAAAAGATATTGCTAAAAATGTAGGTACTTATTTAACTACTGTGGTTCAAGAGAGCACTGGTTTAGAAGGTAAAACACTTACTATTGAAGACGCATTAGCAAAGCCAGCCACACAAAATTTTATTCGTCAAAAAATAAAGGCTGATTTAAGTAACCCATATAATGTAACATCAATTTTGACTGAAGATCTTGTGGAAGATAAAGCTTATAATCCATATGTATCAAATATATCAGGATTGAAAGGTAATGTTATTGAGTGGGTATTTGATGGTCAATCAAATTTACCAATAGCTAATGTAACTGATGAGCAAATGAAGGCTGCTGAAGATTATATGTATGGGATGATTGTTGCTCAACTTCCTTATAAGGAAATACAGGCTAGATATAATAAACCTCAACCTAGCTCAGATGGAGGAGGAGGTGATCGTAGTTCAGGAAATACAATTCAACAGATTTATTCAGACTATTCATCAGCTCTTAATAGAATAGGATTGAGTAATTATACTTTTAGTAACAAAATGTCCACAACAATAGATAATATTAGGAATATTCTTTCACAAGTACCTGGAGGTTTTGATTTATCTGTTGAACCAGGGACTGAGGATGGAATAGTAAATATAAAAAAGGGTGATGCAATTGTTAAAACATTTAATGTAAAAGGAATTGATTCAGCAACACAGGGGAAATATGTTAATGAGTTTAAAGGAATACTTAGTAACTTAGCTGAACCATCTGAATTAGCAATTTGGACAAAAAGATCTGGTTCAGGTGGAACAGGAGGAATTAACTACTCAGACCTTTAAAAGATGAACGAAGAAGTAATAAACGACCTATACAACAACGCAGTATCAAAGGGTTACAAGAAAAGTAGAGAAGAATTCATTTCATTGCTTCAATCAAATGATGCAGTTATGAATGATATGTATACTTATGTTCAATCAAAGGGATACAAGAAAGGAGTAGATGATTTCAAAGATTTGATTGGTGCCACCATAGAAAAGCCTGTGGCTGTAGAATCAAAAAAAAAAGAAGATACTACGGGATTACCTTCTGGGGTTGGTTCTTCGGCTTCGTCCGTATCAGCTCCTAACGATGAGATAAAAGCTTTATTTAAAAGGTATGCAGAAGAGGCTCCTTTAAGGAAGACTTTTGCGGATAGAATTATACCACCTTCTCCTGCAACAACTCCTGAGTTTAAAAAAGTATCTTAATGAGCAGTTAACACAAATTAATAAAGACCTTATTGGAAAAGGTGAAGAATTTGTTGTGCCCGAAATGCAATACCGTTTTGGTAATCTAGGATTTAAATTTGAAGAAGCTGAAGGGGGTCGTGACTATATGAATGTTACGGCATCAAATGGTAAGACTACTCAGATATCACTAGACAATTTTTTAGAATCTACATCTGCATCAGAAGCATTTAGACTTCAAAAATTTATTCAAGACAACACACCTGTCAAAGGGCTATTTGCTTTTGAAAAAACTTTGAGAGATCAAGATAAAGTTTTCAATAATCAAAAGGAAATTGATGAGTCTCTAGCTAGTATTAATTCTGAACAAGCTAATATTATGGCTAGAAAATATGAGTTTGTTAAAATTCAGAGTAGTCTAGAAGCAGAAAAAGCTAATTTAGAAAGTGTACCTGAAAAACAAAGAAACACCCCACAGTACATTGCAAAAGTAAATGATTTCATATCAAAAGCCGACAAGTTTAGTAGTGATTTACAAGCGTTTGAAAAGGATATTGAAAGTTTAAAAAATAAAGAACAGCAATTAAATGAGTCTATAGGTAAATATACTGAGATGAAATCTCAGCAAGGGACATGGTATGGTTCTGCTCTTAATGCTTTTGCAAATAAGTCTTATTATGATATGGCTAAGGGGTTAACTGGTGTCACTATTGATTTTATAGGAGAGGTAATTTCAGCTACTGGATTACCAATAATGAGTCAAGAAAATTACGAGAAAAATTTTATAGAGCAAGCTAAGAAAGAAGGTGTAAATATTACTGAAGGAGAAGATTTTATATCAATAACTAGTAGACTAAGTCCTGAAACTCTTGCTAATATAGAGAACAGAGTAAAAGATGTAGGAAAGAAAAGTGTAAAAGGAGAAGTAATAGGAGACTTAGATAAAACTTCAAAGATGATTATGGAATCATCAGGAGTTTCTCCTGAATATTACCAATCAGTTGAAGAAACATTTGTAGGAGGAGCATTACTTGGTGCATTAACATCCATACCAGCTATGGCTGGTGGGCCATTAACTAGAACAGTATTGATGGGGTCACAAGTATTATCAGGGTTGGATGCTGAGATGTCTAATGACCCTGCATTTGCGGATATATCAGAGAATGAAAAATATCTTGTTAAGGGACCCATTGCAGTAGCGGTTGCTACGTTAGAAAGCATAGGACTAAGCAACTTAATAAACCAAAAGGGGTTCTTAAATGGGTTAGTTCTAAAAGCACTTGGTAAAGTTGGAAAAGGAGCAAGCTATAAAACTTTTGGTGAAGCCGTAAAGAATGAAATTGATAGTGCTGTAGCAAGAGGGGCTTTGACTTTAGGTGCTGGTTTTTTAGCTGAGGCTGAAACAGGTGCTCTTCAAGAGGTTGCTGATATTACTATTAAGGAAATTTATAATATGGCTAAGGAGAAGGAGATGTTTGATACTCCTGATTCTGTAGTTCAGTTTATTGAAAGAGTAGGGAAAGCTAGTATACAGGAGGGTATTGGAGCAGGAGTAATTTCTATACCTGCATCCGTATCTGCTGCCTACTCTGGTAAGGGATTCCTAGAAATGGATGATAATCAATTTATGCTATTTGAAAAGATAGCGAATGATTCAAACATTAAAAAAGGATTTATTGCTACACTTAAGTCTAGAATTAATAGTGGAGAAATTACTGCTGCTGAAGGTAAAGATATATTAAATAATTACACAAATTCTGTTGGTATATTAAACTCGCTACCTAATAACCTTGATATTCAAGGAAAAAAGCAGGCAATGAATTTACTAAAAGAGAGACGTGAATTAGAACTTCAAATTTCTGGTAAAGACCAAGCTTTGACTGTACCTCAACGCAATAGAATAACACAAATAAATGAACAACTAACTAAACTATCAGAAGATGCCGTTCAAAAGCAAGCAGCAGGTCAAGTACCTGTACAGCCAGAAGCCAGAGTTGGCCAAGAGGTGGCGCAAGGAGAACCCCAAGTAGAACCTCAAGTCGTTACCCAAGAAGGTCAAAAAGAAATAGCTGATGAGAATGTAATCCTAAGTGGATTACGTGATGGATTTAAGGCGGTTACTCGAAACTCTTTTGACATAAGATCTGATGCAGATGTTATGCAGAATATAGAGAACAGAAAATCTTTTACTACTTCAGTAACTAAGAATGGTAAAAAATATCTAGTAGTAGGATTAAAGCTAAAAGATGTTGAAGCAACTACCTCAGGAAGAGATGGGTATTCATTTGCTGCAATAGAAGACGATGGGAACCAATGGCCCACTTAATCAGCCTTATTTCATAGGTGATGAGACTGGTCCAACTGTAGAAGAGTTCATCAACCAGAAGTACGACACACAGATAGAAGAACTTAAGGCTAAGGCAGTACCTCAGGTGCAGGTAGTACCTACCAAACCTATAGATGTAGAAGGAGAAGTATCATTGCTTGAGCAATTTCTTATTGATGAAGGTCTAATTCCTGAAACGGAAGAAGCACCAAAAGCAAGACTAAGTACTGGTGTTGAGAAAGTTGATACCAGAACAAGTGAGGAAGCTGTTATAGCAGAGATGAATAAACTTGCTGAACAGTATCCAGAAGAAGCCAAGTTTGGACAAGTTGAGCCAGTAGGGAAGTCTGATGTTGGGGAAGCAGTAGCTCAGAATCCAACACCACCAGAAAAGAAAGCCCCATTCTTAAAAAGAGTTCTTGACAAACTAGGTCTTACTGATGAGAAACAATTGTACAGAACCATTGAGTCTTTTGCTGATATGCCTATGATGATTGGTATATCTGACACACTTGGAAGTGGTACGTATAAGGATGCAGCAGGTGGAGACCTTGAAATTGATGGTGGTATTCTATTTAACTTCTTTAGAAACACTGGTCTTGCATGGGCTAGTGTAAGCCAGAAACTAGCTGAGAATCAAGTAAAGCAAGCTAAACAGGTTTATGAATCCAATAAGGAGTTGTTCGATAGACTTTGGAAAGAAGGAGCTTTACCAGAGGGCCACATACCATATGCTATTGTTAGAATGGGTGATGATGCTTTGTATTCAAACGAAGCTATATTTAGATACCTATCACCTTTTATCAAGACCCTTCCTTTAGAGAATAGAAAAGCTGCATTGGAGGTTTACAAGAAGCAACTTATTGATGTAGCTAAAAATCAAACAGCAAGCTCTTTCATATTTGATCTTCAAGAAAAAATAGATGATGGTAGCATAAGCACGTTTGAAGACATTATAGGTTATTTGAATGACTTAACAAAATCTGGAGTAACTGAGTCGGCAGCTAAGAGTATACAATCTTTGAGGAATAGACTTAAAGATTTGAAAAAAGGAGATGATCTTTTCTCAAGAGCTGTAAATAGTATAGAAGATGTTCTTTCAAGAAAAGCACCTATACGAATACTTGAGTTTATAGATAAAAACAACATCACTACTATGGATCAATTTTTTGATTCCATAGTTAAAGACTCTATAAGTAGAGCAAATGGGGAGCCTAGTTCACTTAGCTTACCAATCAGAGCTATAATATCAAGTAAAATATTCTCATTAAATGAATTGAAATCTAGAAAGCCTAGTAGCCCAATTCATAAAGCGTTGCTAGGAGAAACTAGAAACCCTCTATGGGATCATATTGATAAGCTAACACTTCCATTTATCAGAGACCAAATCAGTGAACCTGCTATGCTTAAGGCAAGACAGGGTGACATAGTAGCTGTGATGGGTATAGATGTACGTGAAGGATCTGCGGGTGTAGAGAAGGCTAAACATAACAATTATGGTTATAGCCCCAAGGGGACACTTATATCATATATCAAGAACCCAACTAGAGCATTTGATGTATTCTCTGAACTTCAGGCAAAAGCACCTAAACTTATAAAACCTAACAAAAGTGGTAACTATCCATCGCCAGAATCTGTAGTAAGACAGGCAGGCGGTACTGCTTATATTGACGTAGCGTTTAGAGGAGCTAAACTTAAGTCAACAGGACAGACAGATTTAGATATAATTATAGGTAAACTGAGAACTGCATTCCCAGATGTATCTGTATTCACTACCAAGGAAGAGTTCGAAAACTTCCTTAAGCAAGAAGGAATAAGATCAAGGACTGACAAAAATGGTAATGTGATTTATGGTATCACAAAGGATGGTAAAGTATTCTTAAATCCTGATAATGTATCGTTAAGAACACCTATACACGAGTTTGGTCACATATGGATTGATTACCTTAAATCAAAAGCATCTGGTAAAAAAGGTGACGATTTGCTTAATCGTGGCCTTGAGCTTGTTGATGGAACACCAGAGTACAAAGAAGCCCTTATTAAGTATGGCAATAGAGAACTTGCTCTTGAAGAAGCGTTGGTTGAATTGATGGCCACCAAGGGTGACACCATAATCAGTGCATCTAAAAAGAATGAGTTTAAGAACTGGTTGAATGCGTTATTCAAGTATATCAAAGAAAAGTTTGTAACAACAAAGGAGCTTTTCAAGGATAAAGAATTTCAAACTAAGATAGATAAGATGACTCTTGATGAGTTCATCAATACATCTCTTGCAGATTTATTTGGTATGTCTCAGGTAAGCTCAAAATTCAAAGCATCTGAGGCAAAGGCTGCATCAAGAGCCAGGCTTGATTTTAATATTGATTCTATAATAAGGTCTGCTAGAGCTAATGGATTCTCTGAAGAGTCTATTAATATTGTACTACAGAAACGTGGCTTCACTCAAGAGGCCATTGATGCTGCATTGGCTAAGGCTGAACCTGCTGCTAAGAAGGTTGAGGTAACTGAGGAGTTTGCGCCTGGATACAACAGAGTGCTTAATGAAATCTTCGGTAAAGATGGTATAGTAGATAAGTCAAGAAGACGTGGTCGCTCTGAGGAAGACACACTGAAAAATGCTATTGACTACAGAAGAAAGACGTTGTAACAATCACCGTTGATTTGGCTAAGGAGAGAGATAGAATAATTAAAGAGCAGATAAAACTAGCTAAGGAAGTTACTGGTGATCTTAATGATAAGAGAGCTGCATTAGCTGATGCCATACGTATGTTTGAAGATGGAGGAGTTATAACGACTGCTCAAACTAAGACCATAGTAAATAGAATTAGTAAGGTCAATCTAAATAATCCTATAATGGTAGATAGGTTGCTTGCATACATCGAGAAGGTATTTGACAATGCTAACTATGCTGATGATATGGCTGAACTAAGAAAGCTACAGAAGCAGGCTAAGTCTAGAAAACATGCCTCAATGACTAATGTAGTTAAACAGTTTACCTCTATAAATCCTGAGAATATACCACTGGATAGAATACAGGACTATAAGAAAGCACTTGACTTCTTGAACAATCTAACACCTTCTTATGCTGCTATGAATGAGGTACTTGATGAGATGTTGTCTTATCAGGTAACTGAAGAGTTTGACGCTGTCAAAACATTGGAAGCTCTTCAAAAGAAGTATAAAGACATCATGGCAAACGAGGTTAAGAACGTTGAAGACTATGTGAATCTAATAAAGGACATCAACTCCTTTAAGAGAAGAGCATTCCAGCTACTACAGAACGAAGCTATTATTCAAGAAGACTATGATAAGCTAATTGAGATGGTTGGTAAGGATCAGCAGACTATTGAAGAAAATTATAAAGATGAAATTTCCAAGATAAAGAAGGACTTGATTGATGAGATAAAGAATCAGCGGCCAAAGGTAAGTAAAGACTTTAGTAATGTAGAAAATGATTTAATTCGTAAGTACCTAGAACTTAGTGACGCTGACCTTCAGAGTCTATCTCCTGAGGAATTATTTATCCTAAATGATTTGCTAGAAAATATTAGTAATGGAGAGATTGATGTATCTAGATTTGCACCTATTGTATCCAAGGCCTATACAAGCAGCGGACTTGACCCACTCGCTAAACAAATTAATAAATCTAAGTTTAATATGAGCTCAGAAAGGGGGGTACAAGAACTATCTGAACAAGAGAGCTCATTCTGGGAAGGTCTTCTTGGAATGGGTCGTGCTAAGGCTGGAGCACTACAAAAGTTAATTATATCTCCATTCAATAGAGCAATTGGAACTTATGAGAAGTTTAATAGAGATGGGTACAATGAATTCTTGAAGCTTAAGAATAAATATAAGATTGATAGATTTGATCCATTAAAGAAATCTAAAGATATGCATAAGATAGGTATGCTAACTACATACCTTCAGGAGTATATGGCTCAGTTTGATCCCAAGAATAAAGATATTAAGGATATAGGTAAGCGTGATTGGTTCAAGGAGATACTTAATAGTAGAGAGATGAGAGATAACTACTCATCTGGTAAACCATCTATATTAAAAGTTATTGGATTAGGTAAATCTGAGTTAGATATTATTAAAGAAATATGGGATAGCCTACCAAAAAATAAGGATGGTAATGTAGATCCTAAGGCAGTCTATGATAGTTACATGACTAACGATGGGAAGTTCTTTACTAAAAATCAGAAAGCATTCTTTGATGATGTAATGGCATACAAGGCATCTGAAATTACACCAAAACAAAAATTTGCCAATGAACTTAGTGGAGCTTCTTTCAAGGAGATTCCATTCCATATGATGAGGGTTCGGCTTGATAAAGGTAAAAGTCAGATTGCGCCAACTGCATCTTCTGAAAACAATAACGTAAGAATAAAAGCTGGAACTGGTAAAGAGAGGGTAAGTGAAAAGGTAGGTGCTGTTATGACTAACTTTGAGAAGTTATTCATATCAAATATAGAGCAAACTGGTCGTGATTATTTCTTGTCTAATACACTAAATGATATAAACAATACTCTTTCAGGTGTAAAGAAAATAGTCGGTGATAAGAAAATAGAATTGTTGAACACCATATCTGAAACACTGTCCGAGGCATTGAAGTATGAGTTTGACAGAACTAAGAGCAACTTTATATTTAGGAACTTATTGTCAGCTAGAGCAGCTCAGACATTGTTAAGGCCAGTAAGGACTGCTTATGAACTTGGGGCAACACTTATATCTTACCCTGTTAGAGCTAAGACTTTATCAGGATATAAGTCGTTGTTCGGTGAACAAGGGAATATGAAAAAACTCCTTGAGTTTACTGACAGTCCACTTAGATTAAGAGATAATATTAATAAGGCTATTGATATTAATGATGGAAGGATTGAGCCTCAGGGTAGATTAACTAAAATGACTGCTTATCTATCTGGTCTACCAGAAAGAACAATGATGGTTACCTCATGGATGCCGACATTCAAGTCTGATTTTAAGAATTCTACTGGTATAGACTTTGATATGAATAAGTTTAATAATAGTGAAGCATACAGAGAAAAGTATGGAAAAGCTATTAAAGATGCTGCTGCTGCTGCTGATTCGCAGACTGAAAAGATTATTGGTCCAACAACAAAAGCAGGACAGAGACGTGAAGTTAGAATAGCTCCAAGAGTATTAGCAAATATTGTAGGAAGTGAGGGAACTGTATCTAAGAATAGTGCTACTGGTCAGATACTTGGCTTCTTTAGTAACTATCCATTCAGAGAATCAACAGAATTCATTAATGGATTTAAGGAAGCAGCAGAAGTATTGAAAGATGAAGGAGCTTTGAGCTCATTGAGTCAATTACAAAAACCTCTTGGTGTAGCTTTAAACGTGGCTGCATATAGCTTCCTTTCCTCTGCCACATACGCATTAGGACTAATGCTTCTTGGAGATGATGAAGACGAGAAGAGGGGTGATGAACTTCTTAAAAATCTAATAACAAAAGAGGGATTATTAGATGAGTTAAAAGCAAACGCTATATCACTTGCTGGTAGCAAGTATGCGGCTGGAGGTAAAGCTATAATTCAATTAGCTATTAGCATATTAATTGAATCTACAGATGATGAAAATCAAAAAGCTAAATATAAAAAGCTACTAAAAGATAGCGTCTTCATCGATCCTCTACCAGTAGATAAGGCATTAGGATTTAAAGGAGAAGAGGAAGTAGCTGGAGCAATTGGTAAATATATCCCTCCGTTTATAATAGCATACGCTAGATATGCTGACTTAATTGGAACTAAAAATGAGATTAAAGAGATATACGATAAGGTAGAAAAAAGAGGTGTCGGTGCATTAACAGAGGATGAAGGCCTTAAGATACTTGCTTTAAACACATTATTTAATGGGACTCAAATAGTATTAAACCTATTCGGAACATCTATCCCTGAATACAACAGTATCAAAACTTATATGAAGAAATTAAAAGAAGATGCTGGAGTTTCCGATGTATATAAAGGAGAAGTATCTGCTAAAAAGAAGTCGTCTGGAGGCGGTAGTGGAGCACCAAAGACCATTAACAAGACTGATATGAAAAAGTATTTCCCTGATATGTACAATGAATTGTATGGCCCTGGGTCTGCTACTTATGAGATAGATCAGGAAATAAAAGCTTTAGAAAAACAACAGAGGAAGATGGAGGAGCAGATTAAAAAAGAAATATACGGAGGACGTTAAGTATATCTAATGTATTTCAATCCCTTTTGGATATCGTAGTAAACCATCAGCTCTCCTGTTGCTGGTTTACTCACGCTTCCATTGAGGTTATCTGCTATTGCATATATTACCCCATCATCACAGGACCAGATTAATAATGGGTTGAGTCTCTTTTCAATTAGCTTAGATAACTTTATGAGTGATACAGGGAGGGGATAGGCTGTCTTCATTGTCTTTAATCTACCAACAACCTCAGCATATGCTATGAGATTATTATCTTTATCAAAGATCTTGTAGTCTATGTCTCTTGGATCAAGCTTCTGAAAGCTTCCACCAAACACATTAACAAAAGTTGTAATAGCTTTTCTCTCTCTTCTGATATCCTCTTCGGTTTCAAAAGTCTTCATCATATTCAATTGTTTTTATGATATCTCTCAAGTCTTTTATAAAAGATTTGATGTCATCTTTTACAGACTCATAC